GTCTGGTCCAGGTGGTCGATCGGCGTGGCGGCCAGCTCAGCGTCGATCGCCTGCTGCAGTCCGTTGCGGGTGGCCACGGCGCTGAGAATGTCACCCAGCTTTACCCCGTGGTAACTCTGCTCACGTTTGCGCTTGATGCTGCCCTTGAAGTCGGCGCTGCGGGCGCGCAGGGTCAGCACATCGGGTGGGCCTGAATGGCTTACCTCGTCCAGCGTGAACCGGCCCTTGTACACCAGGGCATCCTTCCAGCCGATCCAGCATTCAATGGTGGCTTTCTGTGGCGGCATGGCCAGCAGGCCTTCGTGATCATCCAGGGTGATATCCAGCTGGTCGGCCTTGTCGCCGCGCTCGTCGGTCAGGGTCAGGTTGATCAGGCGGCCGTTGATGGTGGGCGTGATGTTCTGGCCGTTGACCACCAGGCGGTAACTGGGTGTGCGGCTGCCACTGCTCATGCGATCACCTCGGCAGGATCGGTGATCAGGCCCACCTGGTCGATGCGGTTATCGTCTACGCGGTTAAGCGTCAGGCTGAACTCGATACGCCGGGCCAAACTGTCCACACGGAACAGGGTGCCGGTCTCGCTCATGCCCTCAATCACCCACAGGCCGTAGACACGGCCGGTGGCATCTACCAGCACGTAGGGCAGGCCCTGGTCGCCCATGTAACGCAGCGTATCCAGTGAATTGCGATCGCCCACCAGCTCGGGTGATAGCCAGCCGCTCAGGGTAATGGTGTCGTCGCCTTCGCCCACGTACTGCCGCGCCGGGCGCTGGCCGACGCGGTTCTGTGCCGCCCACCGCCAGCTGGTCTGCCGCTGCAGCTGCTGGTAGGCGAGGGTGTTGATGCCCCATACAAATTGGCCCAGTGCCATCAGCATGATCAGTCCTCATCTCGTAAATTTGAACGTGCGCCGGCAGCCTGCTGCAGCTGCAGCTTCTGGACTTCCAGCGCGACCATGCGGGCCACCGCTTCGGCGTCCATGCCGGGCGCGGCATGTACGTGGATCTCGCCGATCGACAGGCTGTTGCCACCGGCCGCTGCCTGTCGTGGCTGCAGGGCAGGGCGGTTGTCGAACTGGACGCCACCGGCCCCGGCCAGCGCGGGCTGTGCGGCCGTGTCATTAAAGCCCAGTTTTTCACCCAACCAGCCGCCCGCTGCGTTGAGTTTGTCCAGGGCGCTGTTCTTCAGGTCGCCCAGGGCATTGCGCAGCTTGCCGGCCAGCTCGCGGCCTTTCTCCAGCAGGCGGCCGCCGATGCCCACCAGCGAGTCGATCACGCCGCCTTCGCTGTTGCCCATGCCCAGTTGCAGCCCCGCCATCACATCACCGCCGTGGCTGGCGAATACGCGGCTGGGGGAGTTGATGCCCAGCACGTCCTTGAACCAGCCGGAGACCGACGCGCCAATGGAGGTGATCTTGTCCTTCACCTGGGTGATGCCGCCGGTGATTCCGTTGATCAACCCCTGAATCAAGTTGCCGCCGAACTCGGTGAACTTGGCGGGCAGCTCGATGCCGATCATCCCAAGGCCTTTTTGGATGCCGGTATACATCAGACTGATCGGGTTCCAGTTCAACAGCAGATTGCCGGCAGCACTGAGCGCGCTACCGAATACATCACTCAGCTGCGCAGGCATTTCTATGCCGAGCATGCCAAGCCCGGCGCGGATGCCATTATACAGCAGCCCGATGGGTGACCAGTTGAGCAGCAGGGCCCCTACGCCAGCCAGACCGCCATCAAATGCGGCTTTGACCTCTTGCCAGAGTCCGGAAAAGAACGCCTTGATCGGCTCCCAGTTCTTGTAGATCAGGTAGGCGGCGGCTGCGATAGCGGTCACGACCAGCCCGATCGGGTTCATCATGAACGCGCGCCCCACCCACAGGATCGCTTTACCCAGCATGGGCAGCACGGATTTGCCCAGGAACATGAATGCCTTGCCCAAGCTGCCGCCCGACAGTCCCGCCATGGTCATCACATAGCGCATCATGGCGAACGGCCCCATCAGGGCAGAGATAGCCAGCGCAATCGAGCCGAAGCCCAGCAGCAGGCCGCCGGTGACGACGACTACCTTGGCGATAGTGCCAGCCAGCTCCGGGTTCTCTTTGATCCAGTTGCCCACGCCACGCACGATATCGGTGACCATTTGGATGGTGCCGCGCAGGGGGCCGTCGTTCAGATCGGTCAGCTCGATTGCCACATCCTGCCAGGCGCTCTGCAGGGACTTGATATCCCCGCTGGCGTTGTCCGCCATCACGGCGGCGGTGCGGTTGGCCTCACCGGATGCGCCCTGCAGCTCTTTGATCAGCTCCTGGAGCTTTCCGGATCCGGCCTGCTGGGTTAGCACGGCCAATGCAGAGAAGGCCTCTTCGCCAGCGATTGCCTTGAAGCTGGCCGCCCGCTGTGCCGCGCCCAGGTCTTTGGTCTTATCGTGCAGCTCGGTGAGCAGGTCGGTCATCGGCCGCAGGTTGCCCTGGGCGTCTTTGGTTCGAATGCCGAGATCATCCAGCGCATCCGCCGCAGCCTTCGGTGGTGCTGCCATGCGGCTGTAGATTGCCCGCAACGCCGTGCCGCCCATGCTGCCCTGAATACCGGCGTCACCCAGCTTGCCCGCCATGGCGGCGGCTTCTTCCAGAGAACCGCCCAGCCCGGACGCTACCGGCGCGACGTACTTCATTGTCTCGCCCAGCATCTGCAGATCAGTATTGGATCGTGTGAAAGTGGCGGTCAGTACGTCACCGGCACGGCCCATATCGGCGGCCGTGAGGTTAAACCCGGTGAGAATGTTGGAGCCGATATCGGCGGCTTCGCCCAGCTCGACCCCGGCAGCCTTGGCCAGTGACAGCATGCCAGGCATGGCGTCGACGATCGCCTGAGGGGTAAAGCCCGCCATGGCCAGATAGCCCTGTCCGGCAGCGGCGTCGGAGGCGGAGAAGGAGGTGGTGGCCCCGAGTTCCCGGGCCTGTTTTCGCAGTGCAATGTACTCTTCGGATTCTTTGTTCAGGCGGGTCAGCGCCTGAACCTGGCTCATCGCCGCGTCAAACTCCATCCCCGGCTGGATGACATTCATCGCGCCGTAGGTGATGCCGCCGCCCATGGCGGCTGCGCCGGCTCCGGCACCGGCGATCTTGCCTGCCATCTCTTGGGTGGAGGAAAACTGCTCAGCCGCTGCCCGGGCGCGTTCCTGCCTTCGCGTCAGCCGGTCCAGTTCTTTCTGCTGCCGCCTCATCGCCTGAGTGGCTGTGTCGATGTCCTGGGACAGCTTCATGTTGTGCTGGCTCAGGTTGCGCACATCGATACCTGCTTCGGACAGCTTGCGCTTGCTCTCCTTCAGGGTTTGCAGGTGGCGGATGTGCTTGTTGCGCAGCTGGCCGACCTTGTCGCCAGCGCGTTCGAATTCGCGGGTGAGTTTGCGGCTGGGGTTGGCCGTCGCCTCGATCTCGCGTTGCAGGCGGCGGTAATGCTCAGATGCAGCACCCAGTTCGGTACGGCTCTCTTTGGTGGCACGGCTCAGCTGCTGGAAGCTGCTGATGTCCTTTTGCTGACGCTGCAGGCCAGCCAGTTGCTCCTTGGCGGCCTTGAGCTGCTGTGCGGTAGCGTTACTGCCCCGCATCACTTTCTTCAGCGGGGCAGAGGCTTTGTCGATGGTGCTGAGGATCAGGTCCAGGGTCAGGCGCTTGTTGCTCACTTCTCGTCTCCCTCCCAGCGCCTGCGCGCTTTCTCTCGCCAGTCCATCAGTTCAATCAGGTCCATGTCGGCCATGTCGCAGGGCCGCCAGTGGAACACCATGGCGATGTCCGCCATGGCTTCGTCCACGCTTACAGGTACGCTTCTTCCTTGCGCTGCTTCTGCACGAAAAAACCCACCAGCTCCGTGCCTACGGCGGTCAGGTCAGCCGGGTCCATGTTGTCTACGTCCTGCTCGGTCAGGGTGGGGGCGCTGATGCGCGGCAGCAGCTTTTTCAGGCTGTTCACGTCCAGCTGCAGCACATCCTGCAGGCTCAGGCCGCGCAGCTCGCCAGAGCGGGGCTTGCGCAGTGTGATCACGTCAATCACCTGGTCGCCGCGCTTGATCGG